ATATTAAAATAATATTATAATTAGCATTATGATCATTGTTAAATAAGAACATCTAGTATAGAAGCTAGGTGTTTTTATTTTTTAGAAAGTAGGTGGCATTAATGGAGAAACTAACAGATAAACAAATAATATTTGCAAATGAGTATCTAGTAGACCTTAATGCTACTAGAGCTTATAAAAAGGCTTATCCTAATGTTAAAAAGGATAGTGCGGCAAGAGCAAATGCAAGTAAGTTACTAACAAAAGCTAACGTTAAAAAGTATATAGATGAACAACTCAAAAAAATAGAAGATGAAAGTATAGCAGATGCAACAGAAGTTATGAAATACCTTACCGCAGTAATGAGAAATGAAATTACAGAAGAAGTTGTTGTTGTAGAAGGTGAAGGAGATGGATGTTCATCAGCTAGGATAGTTAAGAAAGAACTATCAGCTAAAGATAGGATTAAAGCAGCAGAGCTTTTAGGCAAGAGATATAGGTTGTTTGTTGATAAGGTAGAACAAAAAGTAGATGTAAATGCTGCAACTAAGTTAGATTCAATATTACAACAGTTAGAGGAAGATGATAATGAGTAATGAATACAAGTTATCTAAGAAATATAAAGATTTTATAAAACATAATGCACCAGTAGAGTGTTTAGAAGGAACAACTGCAGCAGGAAAAACTACAGTAGGAATACTAAAGTTTATGTTGCAAGTTGCTAAGTCTAAAAAGAAACAGCATGTTATAGCAGCTAAGACTACTGGAGTAGCTGAAAAGAATATCATACAAAAAGAATATGGAATTACTGATGTATTTGGAGAGTATGTAAAGTATAACGGTAATGGTGATAAAGATGATAAGATACCACATATCAGATATAACACTCCAAATGGTGAAAAAGTAATTTATATTCTAGGTTATGATAATAAAGAAAAATGGAAGATGGCACTTGGTTCACAGTTCGGATGTGTTCTTATAGACGAGGTTAACACAGCTAATGTTGAGTTTGTTAGGGAAATAAGTACTAGAAATGATTACTTAATGATGACACTTAATCCAGATGATCCAAACTTACCAATATATAAAGAGTTTATAAATTGTAGTAGACCATTAATTAAATACAAAGATGATGTACCAAGAGAAATAATGGAGCAGTTGAACAGTGAGGAAAAAACAAACTGGACATACTGGTTCTTTTCTTTTTATGATAATGCATCATTAAGTGAAGAAGATATTGAAAAGAAAAAGTTAAGTGCTCCAAAAGGTACTAAGCTTTATAAAAATAAGATATTAGGTCTAAGAGGAAGAGCAACAGGAATTATATTTAGCAACTTTGAAAGAAAGAATCATGTTGTTAGTAAAGAGTATGCTAAAAAGTTTATTAGAGATAGAAGTAATAGACAACAAACAGAATGGTTTGAAATATTTAGTTCTGGATTAGATACAGCTTATTCAACTAATAGCCCTGATACAATCTCAATGAGTTTTATTGGTATTACTAATAAAGGTAATTGCTTTGTACTAGATGAAAGGGTATATAATAATGCTAATTTAGATATACCTATAGCTCCAAGTGATACAGTAAAGAACTTTATAGATTTCTTAGAGAGAAATAGAAAAGAATGGGGATTTGCTAAAGATGTATTTATAGATTCAGCAGACCAGGCTACTATAACAGAGTTTGCTAAATATAAAAGATTAAATGGTACAGTATATAACTTTAATAATGCATGGAAAAAAACAATGATTATAGATAGAATTATCCTTCAATTAGGTTGGTTTGCTCATAATCAATATAAGATTTTAAACCATTGTGTAAATTATATATCTGAATTAGAAACATATAGCTGGATGGAGGGTAAAGATAATACTCCAGAAGATGCAAATGACCATATGGTTAACAGTACTCAATATAGTTGGTTGCCTTATAAAAATCGCATAGGAATTTCAAATAATTTATGATATTTAAAAAAGAAAAATAGCTTATTTTCCATAAAAATGCGTGTTTTATCACAATAAAACTGCGTAAAATGTAAAAAAGTAATATTTATACTTCTATAAAACTAAGTAAATAAGCCGAATTAATAAAAAACTGCGTGATTTCATAATTCTACGCAGTTTTTTTGTTTCTATTTTTTTAAATTTACGGTTTTAAGCCATTATTATCAATTTGATAACACAACTTTACAGTAAAGTTTTTGCTTAGATCTCTATATCATTTAGACGTTACTTTATTCAAATAATAAAATAAATAAATCCAAGCTATAATAATAAAAAGCATTATTAAGAATATTATTATTTTTATTAACAAAGTTAAAAATTTTTGCATATATACAACTCCTTAAACTAAATAAAGATTAATTTCATAATTGAAAAAAATTGTGGTATAATTTAATATATTATCAAATTATACCATAAATAGGGGGAGGATTATGAAATTCATTTATACTAATACTATTGATCAATATACTAATTACTTAAAATTAGAAAAATTGAAACTTAAAATATTAAAAAAAATATTTCCAATAATTTTTTTAATAATTTTTTTAATAGGTTGTTTTTTTTGGTTTAATCATAAAATAACAAATATACAAATAATATTAGTTTCACTTGAAACTTTAATTCCTGCTATATTCTTTTTATATTTTCCTGAGATATACTTTTCAATTTCAAAAAAAATAATTAAAAGATTAATATTATCATATAAGGTTCTACCAGAAAAAGAATTAGAAGTATGTAAACATGAAATAATCTATAAATTCTCTAATAATCACGTAGATAAATTTTCATTTGATAATATAAAAAATATTTTAGAATTTGAAGATTCTATATATATATTAAGAAATGATAATAACTCTTTAATATATACTCCAATTATTCCAATTAGTACGTTTGAAAATGAAAAAGCTAAAAAAGAATTTATAGAATTACTTTCAAAAAAATAAAAATAAAAAAATATTAGGGGATTGGAGATTATTTCAATACTATTAAAAACTGTTTAAAAACAATAAAAAAGACTGCGTAGGGCTATACTTCTACGCAGTTTTTAAAATTAAAGAAAAAGCTTAAAAATAAATTTATGAGTAGAAATATGGCTTTACAATCAAATTTAAGGCTAGTTTTGATTAAAAGGTATAAAATGTTATTGAATAATAAAAAACGTTATATGGAGTGAATAGAGGTGAAAAATGAAGATAACAGAGAAAGTGAGGAATTTTATGAGAAGCTTTTTAAGAATACAAGAAGCTCAAACAACTAGTTTTAATATACAAGAAAGTATGAACTATGAAACAAACGTATTTAAAAATAAGATTTGGTATAGGGGAGATAGTTATGAGTTAGAGCAGTTATACAAGCAGTTACAAAATAATAATTTCTCATTTTGGGGAAGTGTTCCAACACTAGGTATGGAAATAAGAAAAATACATACTGGACTACCTAAAATAATAGTTAATAAATTAGCTGATATTACATTAACTGATTTAAATGATATAACTTTTAAAGATAGTAATTTAAATGAAATATGGGAAGCTATAGTTAAGGAAAATAAATTTTATAAATTATTAGATAGATCAACAAAGAAAGTTTTAGTAGCTGGTGATGGTGCTTTTAAGATATCTTTTGATTCAAATATATCTAAATATCCTATTATAGAATTTTATGATGGTGATGATATTGAGATAGTATATGAAAGAGGGCGTATGAAAGAAATTATCTTTAATACCGTTTATAAACATAATACAAAAGTATACAACTTAAAAGAAACTTACGGTTATGGATATATAACATATAAACTATTTATTAACAATAATGAAGTAGCATTAAATACTATTCCACAAACTGAAGAATTAGCAGATGTAACATTTGATAAATCTTTCAACATGGCTGTACCATATATGATTTATGAGTCAGAGAAATGGGAAGGTAGAGGACAAAGTATATTTGATGGTAAAACAGATAACTTTGATAGTTTAGATGAAACCTGGAGTCAATGGATAGATGCATTAAGAGCAGGAAGAGCAAAAACATATATACCAGATGATTTATTGCCTAGGGATATTAAGACTGGAGAAATAATGAAGCCTAACTACTTTGATAATAGGTTTATTCAAACCGATAAGAGTATGAAGGAAAATGCAGATAGTAAAATCACTACTGAACAACCGGGTATACCAACAGAATCTTATCTTCAAACTTATGTTACAGCTTTAGACCTATGTTTACAAGGGTTAATTTCTCCATCAACATTAGGAATAGATAATAAAAAGTTAGATAATGCAGAAGCTCAAAGGGAAAAAGAAAAAACTACTCTTTACTCAAGACAAGCTATTATAGATTCATTAACAGAAATGTTACCTAGACTAGTTGATGTAATATTTAAGGCTTACCATACATCATTGAATAAGAATATTAGCGATTTAGATGTAGAAATAAGTTTTGGAGAATATGCATCACCTTCATTTGAAGCAGTTGTTGAAACACTATCTAATCCAAATATACCAATGTCTATAGAAGCAAAGGTTGAGGAAATGTGGGGAGATAGTAAAGATGATAAATGGAAAGAAGAAGAGGTTAGAAGAATTAAAGAGCAAGCAGGAATTATTACTATGGAAGAACCATTTGTAGGAGGGGATATAGATGAAGATAGTGAAGGTGATAATAAACAATCGAGTATACCAGATAGAGAGAAAGAATATTAATGGGTTCCTCGAAAGTATCAAAGAATATGTGGTGTTAGGTATATATGCAGTAGAAAAAAATAATATTGTAGAAATTAAAAGAGATGTACTACCATCAAAAACTAAATTAAAAGAAGAAATAAGAAAATATAAAGCACAAGGCTATAAGGTATATAGTAATGGCTAAAGATTATGATATAGTTGCAGCATTTCAAAAGATAGAAGAAGAATTAATAAATTCTATGCTTGGGAATATTAAAAGACATACTGATTGGGAAAAAACAGAAGGTTTTGAATGGAGTATGTGGCAAGCAGAGCAACTTAAGGCATTAGAAAAGTATAGAAGTAATAATATAAAGAAATTCAAAGGATATTTTTCAACTATTAATGAACAGATAGAGGAAGTATTAGAAAAAGCCTATAAACAGGGCAATATGCAACAAGAAATTGAAATATTATCAGCATTAAGAGAAGGTTATATATTCAAAAAAAGAAAGAAAAAGAATATTACTTTAAATGCTAAGTTTTTTAGAATAAATGATAGAAAACTTAATGCATTAATTAAAGCTACTAAGAAAGATTTCAAGAAAGCACAATTAGCTATGTTAAGAATGGCTAATGATCAATATAGAAAAATAATATTTAATGCTCAAATATATGCCAATACTGGTGCTGGAACCATAGAAAAAGCTATTGATATGGCAAGTAGAGATTTTATGGCCAACGGTATTAATTGTATAGAATATAAAAATGGTGCTAGAGTTAATGTTGTAAGTTATGTTGATATGGCTATTAGAACATCAAATAAAAGAGCTTACCTTCAAGGGGAAGGAGATAAGAGAAAAGAGTGGGGAATAAGTACAGTTATAGTGATAAGTAGAGGTGGAGGTTGCCCTAAATGTACACCACATCAAGGTAAAATATATATTGATGATGTATGGAGTGGTGGAAGTTCTAAAGATGGACCATATCCATTACTTAGTTCGGCTATAGAAAAAGGATTATATCACCCTAATTGTAGAGATAGTCATACAACATATTTTGAGGGAATAACTTCTAAACCTAAAAGAACTACTAAAGAGCAACAAGAAGAAAATATAAGATTATATAATGAACAACAAAATCAAAATTATATTGAAAGACAAGTTAAAAGATATACTAATCTTGAAAATAGAAGTTTTGATAATGAAAATAAGATAAAGTATAAAAATAAAAAAGAAATGTGGTTAAAAGAAAGATAACTAGCACTTACGTAAGTAGGTGCTTTTATTATGCCCAAAACTTGCTTAAGGCCTAAAACTGTGTAAGGAAATAAAAGTCTACAGACTATAAATGGAGGGAAGTTATGTTTATAACAAGTTGTAATTTAAGAAAAAGGCTAGGAGTGGGAAGATTACTTCAAGCAGATGGAGGAGCTGGGATTGCTGGAGAAGGAAATCCATCAGGAGATGAAGGTGATCCAGAAGCTGGGGAAGGAATAGGTGAAGAGCCTAAAACTTTTACTCAAGAGGAGTTAGACAAAATAGTAAAGGAAAGAGTTGCTAGAGCAAAGAAAGACCAACCATCTAAAGAGGAGTTAGAGGCTTTTAAGCAATGGCAAGAAAGTCAAAAAACAGAAGAAGAAAAGAAAAATGAAGCTTTAACTAATGCTGAAAAGGCAAGAGTTGCAGCTGAAGAAAGAGCTTTATTAGCTGAAACAAAAGTAACTTGTTTATCTAAAGGAGTTGCATCAACTTCTGTAGATGATGTAGTTATATTAGCTAAGTCTATGCTTAATGATGATTTAACCATGGAACAGGCTATTGATAAGGTGTTAGAAAAATATCCTTCTTTTAAAGGACAACAACAAGAGCCAGAACAAAATAAAAATGGTTTTATAATTGGGGCTAATAACACAAAACAAAAAGTAAATCCAAATGATGCAATAGCAAGGGCATTTGGAATTAAATAATTAATTAAAAATAAGAAATGGAGATGGAAATATGACAGTATACAATTATGCTGAACAATTTGAACAAGCATTACAACAAAAATATGCAAAGGAGCTAACATCTTATGCATTAGAACAATCTAATCCACAAGTTAAATTTATTAATGCACAAACTATTAAATTACCTAATATCACAGTTAGTGGATATAAAGATCATAGTAGAACAAATATGGGATTTAATACTGGAAGCATATCTAATGAATGGGAACCAAAGAAATTAGCACATGATAGAGATATAGAATTCGCTTTAGATCCAATGGATATAGATCAAACTAATTTGGTTATAGAAGTAGCAAATGTTCAAAATGTTTTTGAAACAGAACAAGCTATTCCAGAAAGAGATTCTTATAGATATTCTAAGTTATATTCAGAAGCTAAGACTTACACTGCAAATGGAGCAGTAATAGATACTACAACATTAACTACAGCTAATATTTTAGAGTGGTTTGATAACCAAATGGAGAAAATGGATGATGCAGGAGTTCCAAGTGAAGGAAGAATACTTTATGTTATTCCATCAATTCACAAGATGCTTAAACGAGCAGAAGGATTAACAAGAAATATTGATGTTAATTCAAATAATGGGAAAATTGATAGAAGTGTTTACTCTTTAGATGATGTAAATATAGAAAAAGTTCCATCTGGAAGAATGAAAACTAAGTATAATTTTACTAATGGATGTGTCCCGGCGGCAGATGCAAAACAAATATATATGATACTTATTCATCCATCATGCCAAGTAACTAGAAGTAAATATGCATATATGAAGTTATTTACTCCAGGTACAGATTCAAGAACAGCAGATAAGTATGTATATCAAACTAGAGAATATGGTGATACATTCTTAATTAAAAATAAAGCTTGTGGTATTGCTATTAATGCAGAAGCAGAAGATTAGGAGGAATAATATATGAAGGCAACAAAAGGAAATAAGGTTTATACAATAGATGAAACACAAAAAGCTATGTATCAAGCACAAGGTTATGACATAGTAGAAGATGATGGGACAGTAATTCAATATGGAGCTGGTAAAACTGTTTCATATGAAAAATATATAGCTTTAAAGAAAGATAAAGTATCTTTGGAAGAAAAAATAGCAGAGCTAACAAAAGAGAATGATCAATTAAGAACTAAATTAGTTGCTATTGATACTCAAGATAAAGAAGAATCTAAAACAAAAGGTAAGGGGAAATAATCCCCTTATTTTTATATAAGGATGTGAGTGTATGTCATATGTAGATAAAGCATATTATACAGATATCTTTAAAGGTAATGAGATAGATGATAATGAGATAGATAAATCATTAAGAAAAGCAAGTAGGCATATTGATACATTAACTTTTAATAGGATTAAGGGTTTAGGGTTTGAAAAATTAACTGATTTTCAAAAGGAAATTATCAAAGAAGTAACTTGTGAATTAGCAGAGTTTGAGTATGAAAATGCAGAGCTTATTGAAAATGTATTATCTAGTTATAGTATTAATGGAGTATCAATGAACTTTGGTGGTAGTTGGAATGTACAATTAATAAAAGGTGTTGCAATACCAACAGAGTTACATGAAACATTAAAACAAACAGGATTATGTTCATTAAGTTTTAGGAGGTTTTAATTATGAAATATCCATGTTTAGTACCTAAAAAGTTTTGTAAAACTCCAATAAAAGTTACTATTTTTCAAGAAGGAATAAGTGAAGATGGTGAGCCTTTAAAAGCTATTGAAATTGATACTAAATGTAATTATCAAGATGAAGCAAAAACAGTTTTAACAGCAGAGCAGAAGCTTGTGAGAATAGAAGGAACTGTATTAATACCAGGAGATATTGCGCCTAGTATTCCTTCTATATCATCTGGAGAAGTTGAGGTGCTTGGTATTAAAAGAAGTATATACAAAGGCAAAAAAGCTCGTAATCCAGATAACACAATAAATTATACAAAGTTGGAGTTGAATTAATAATATGGCAAGAGCAACAAGTACTGTAACAATTAATCAACAAAGAATTAGACAATTAACACAAGCACAAATACAAGCGTTGGAAATGACGGCTGAAGCTTTACACACAGAAGTCGTCCAAGCACAAGTGATTCCATTTGGAGAAACCAAGAAAGAAACATATAAAGAATATGGAGTTAGAGGGCAATTTGCTAAAAATGGAAGAGAGTATAAAGGTAAAACAAAAACTAGAGTTATTTATCAAGGAGGTACTTTACAAAATGAAAGCACCTTTGTTGATTATAGCAATAGTTCAAAAGGTACTTGTACGTTAGTATCATCAACTCCTTATGCAAGAAGGCTTTATTACCATCCAGAATACAATTTTAATACTAGTGAAAATAAAAATGCAAAAGGTAAATGGTATGAAGATTGGATTGATGGAAAGAAAAAAGACTTTTGTATAAAGACTTTTAAAGAATTTTATAAAAGATTGGGAGGAGTTTAATGCTAGGGTTAGCAGATATAAGAGATTGGTTAAAAACTCTTAATAATAAAGCTGATAATTACTATATAGGAAAGCTTGACAATAAGAATGATAAATCAATCGGAGTATATCAAGGTAAAAATACTATATCTCCTAGAATAACTCTAGGAGGTCGTGAAAACTCTTCTTATGAAGTAAAGGCAATTACTATACTTATACATTGGAATTTAAATGCAAGGGAAACAGAAGAGTTTTCGTATAAGTTATATCAAGAGTTATTAAAACAAAATAGCGTAGTTATTAATAATCATAGAATCAAGATGATTAAGTTAATAACAAATGAGTCTATTGATATAGGAACAGATGAAAAGAACGTATATGAAAGAGTTATAGATTTAGAATTTTATTATGAAAGGAATGAAAGATAATGGCTGCGGTAACAAGTGGTGTTTATCCAGTACACCAAAATAAATTTAAAATAGGCAAAAAGGGTTCTGCTAGTACTTCAGCGGAAGATATGGTAACTATTAAAGACTTAGAAACATTCTCATTATCTATGGACAATAATATTGAAGAATGGTCAGCTTTAGATCAAGAAGGATGGACTAGAAGAATGTCAACAGGAAAAGGGTTCTCTATTTCATTAAGTGGTAAAAGATGTGTGGGAGATCCAGGAAATGATTATGTAGCAGGATTATTATTTAAAAATGCACAAGAATTAGAAAGTAAATTTGAATGGATATTCCCAGATGGAACAAAAGTAGCATTTGACTGTATAGTTAATGTTACAAATGTAGGTTCTGGAGATTCAACAAATGTTGGAGCATTAGAGTTTGAAGTACTTTCAAATGGTAAACCAACGATTAGTGAGGAGGAATAAAAAATGGGGATGATAGATATTTCAAAAAAATTAAGTAATGAAAAGCCAATTTTAAAAATTGCAGAGGGTAAGGAATATAAAGTTAATAATAGTAAAAATACAATGTTATTAATAGATCAGCAAATGAGAAGTGGAGAAAATGAAGTTGAATCTATGGATTATGTAATTAGATTAACTTTAGGAGAAAAAGCTTTTAAGGAAATTGAATCTATGGAAATGCCATTTAGCGATTATAAGATTTTATTTATTGGAGTAATGGCAGCAGTATCAGGTCAAACTTATGATGAAGTAGAAAAGAACTTTAATACACCCAGCTAAAGAGAAAGAAGAATATTGGTATGATCTACTGGATGATTATGATTTAATAGAAGCAAGTTTTGCAAAGCAATATGGAATAAGGTTGAGAAATGAACAGGATATGACATGGAGTGAATTTGCAACTTTACTTAGTGGACTTATGCCAGATACACCATTAGGACAGATCATTTCTATTAGGGCAGAAAAGGATAAGGATGTAATAAAAAGATTTACTAAAGAGCAAAAAAGAATACAAAGTGATTGGAAAAGAAGACAATCTAAAAATATTGATAAAGAAAGTTATGACGATGCGATGAATGCATTTAAAAATATGTTTATCTCAATGGCTAACAGTAAGTAAGCACCTAGTTTATTCTAGGTGTTTTTATTTTTCATTAGGGAGGTGAGATATGTCAGCAGAAAGTGTAGGTCAAATTGGTTTAGATTTGGTTGTCAACCAAAATCAATTTGATAGGCAAATGAGAGGAATAACTAATATAGCAAGTAAAGCTGGTAAGGTGTTAGCTGGAGCATTTGCAATAAAAAAAATAACTGAATTTACATCTGCATGTCTTGATTTAGGAAGTGATTTAGCCGAAGTACAAAATGTAGTTGATGTTACTTTTAGTAAAATGAATGAGCAAGTAAATAATTTTGCTCAAAATGCAGTTTTTCAATTTGGTTTAAGTGAAACAATGGCTAAAAAGTATACTGGAACATTTGGAGCAATGGCAAAAGCTTTTGGATTTGCAGAAAATGAAGCTTATGCAATGTCAACAACACTTACTGGATTAGCTGGAGATGTAGCTTCTTTTTATAATATTACACAAGATGAAGCATATACAAAACTAAAATCTGTATTTTCTGGGGAAACCGAAACATTAAAAGATTTAGGAATAGTAATGACTCAAACAGCATTAGATCAATATGCATTAGCCAATGGGTATGGTAAAACAACTAGTGCTATGACAGAACAAGAAAAAGTTGCTTTAAGATATGCATTTGTTCAACAGCAATTAGCATTGGCGCAAGGTGATTTTGCTAGGACAAGTGATTCATGGGCCAATCAAGTAAGGATATTAAAATTACAATTTGATAGCTTAAGAGCAAGCTTAGGGCAAGGATTTATTGCAGCATTAACTCCAGTAATTAAAGTGATAAATACAGTTATGGGGAAATTGGTTCAATTAGCCAATGTATTTAGTGCATTTATGAAGCGGTTATTTGGAGTTAAAAGTGATAAAAATTCAGGAATAGGAGCAGTAACTTCGGATGTATCTAGTGCAACTACTGCAATGGATAACTTAAGTAATTCAACTAGTGGAGTTGGAAGTGCAGCAAAGAAAGCGGCAAAAGAAATTAAAGGTTTAATGGGAATTGATGAAATAAACACTATTAGTTCAACTGGTTCGGATGGTGATAGCGGCAGTGGTTCCGGAGGAGTATCAGGGGTAGGTGATATCGGAATGGATAACTGGGATTTTTCTCAGCAAGAAAGCTCATTGGATTCTTTAACTGGAAAAGTAGAAGCCTTTGCCGATAAGGTACGAAGTGTATTCAAAAATATTACTAATTTTATAAAGAAACATAAAGAAATTATATTATCTATTATAGGCGGATTAATTTCAGGTATAGTAGCTTTTTTTATTGCGGGAAATTGGGGTGCAATTACTGGAGCAATAGCAAATGTAATTGGATGGATTGAATTAATACCAACAGCTTTAGGATTAGCAGGGCTTGCATTAACGACGCCAGCAGCATTAATTGCAGGTGCAGTAGCAGCCATAACAACAGCTTTTTTATATTTATGGCAAACAAGTGATAGTTTTAGACAATCTTTAATAGATGGATGGAATGCTTTAGTAAGTGCATTAACACCATATTTTCAATCTATTATGGGAGCATTAAAACTAGTAGGAGATTTTTTAATTACAATACTTAAGCCTATACTTTTTATATTATGGGATGCCTGGTGCACTGTTGTAGATAATATAGTAAAGATAACAATGTCTTTATGGACTAATTGTATAGCACCAGTAGTGCAGTTTTTAGGAGAATGCCTTAAAAAGATTATTGATGGTTTAAGTGAAATATGGCAAGCATGGAAACCTACAATAGAGAAAATAGGGGAAATACTTGTTGGAATATGGAATACTTGTTTAAAACCTGTTGTAAATTGGTTAGGAAATGAATTTATACAAGCATTTAGGAATGTAGGTAACTATATAAAACCTATATTAGATAATTTAAAAACAATGTTTGGCGGATTGGTTGATTTTATAGTTGGTGTATTTACTGGGAATTGGCAAAAGGCTTGGCAAGGAGTGCAAAATATATTTAAAGGTATATTTGACGGATTAGCGAATATTGCAAAAAAACCTATTAACTCTATTATTGATGCAATAAATACAATGATTAAAGGTTTGAACAAAATAAAACTTCCAGACTGGATTCCAGGACTTGGAGGGAAGGGAATTAATATTCCTACAATTCCTAAACTAGCTAAAGGAGGGATTGTTGATGCTCCAACTATAGCAATGGTAGGAGAAGCAGGAAAAGAAGCTGTAATGCCTTTGGAGAATAACACAGGATGGATAACTGATTTAGCTTCAAAAGTTGCAGATAGAATGCCAAGAGGTGGAGGAAACGATAATTCATCTACTGGAGATTTAATATTGCAGATTGATGGTTCAATTATAGGAAAGGTTGCATTAAATCAATTAAAGAAAATGCAAAGACAAGGTGGAATTACATTAATTCCAGTATAAGGAGTGGTAATATGCTTAGTATTAATGGAGTAGCAATTGCTACTCCTAAATCATTTGAAGTTACAATTAGCGACCTAGATGGTGAATCTAATCGTAATGCAAATGGTGAATTGATTAGAGATAGAATAGGAGTCAAAAGAAAAATAACTTTAGAATGGTCACCATTAACACAAAGAGAAATATCAACATTACTTATAGCAGTAAGTAGTGTTTTTTTTACAGTTACTTTTCCAGATCCTCAACAAGGAACAGTAACTAAAACAATGTATGTAGGAGATAGAACAGCTCCTGCATATGTTTATGATACAAAAACTAAACAAGTTAAGTGGAGTGGCTTAAAAATGAATTTTATAGAGAAATAGAAAGGATGATTAATAATGTTAAAAGTAGATAAAAATATAACTTTAAGTGGGGCAAGTTTAGTTAATGGAGTACAAGTTGCATGGATGAGTGCAACTATAAGTAGCGATGGTGGAGCAGGTGCAAATGTAAATAAAACTATAACCAATCAAGAATTGTATAATTCTAATAAAGTTGAGGTTAGAGCTGATATCACATCATTTGAGGAACAAGTTTATAAATTGGAAGATGAATTATTAAAGTCTGAATCTACAGAAGAAGCAACAAAGATAAGAAAGGCAGGAAAATAATTATGAAATTAACTTTAAGCAATGAAAGAATAGTAAACACAATTAATACATTAGGAGGATTAAGTAATGCTAAATTACCAGTTAAAGTAGCTTATGCAATTACAAAGAATATTAATAAAATAAATGTAGAGCTTGAAGCTTACAATAAGGAAAAGGCTAAGTTAATTAATAAATATGGGGAAAAAGATGAAAAAGGAAAATTAAATGTTAATGAAAATGGTATTATACCTTTAAAAGAAGAACACATTGAAGATTATAATAGAGATATAAAAGAGTTGTTATCTATAGAAAATGAAATAGATATACACATGATCCAGTTAGATGATTTATTAAATTCTGATTATAATATTTCTCCATCTGAACTTATGACAATAGATTTTATGATAAATGATTAATAAAAAATAAGGAGGGTAAAATGCAAAATACAACAGCAAATTATAAGTTAGAAATTAATAAGCCTTCCAGAGAATTTGAATGTAAAATTACAATAGGAAATAATATTTATAATAATGATGAGTTAGTTAATTTAACTCTAGAGCATACTCAACCACAAGAAGGTTTTAGTATAGGTGATACAATATCTCAAAGCTTAGACTTAACTTTACTAAATAGAGGAGATATTATTTATAGTACAAGCCAAATTAAAGTTGAAATAGGATTAAAAATAGGCTCTACAATAGAATATATATTAATGGGTATATTCAATATAGATGATATTGAAAAAACTGACTATACAACTAAATTTACAGCCTATGATAACATGATAAAGTTTGAAACTCCTTATTTCTCTAGTTTAGGAGATAAGCCAACATTAAAACAAGTAGTTAATGAGCTATCTAAAATAACAGGAATAGAATTTATAGGAAACCTTCCAAATTACACAGTGAGTAAGTTGGAAGGCTTTACTTGTAGAGAAGTTCTTTCGTATGTAGCAAGTATTTGTGGTGGTAATGCTGTTATAACTAGAGATGGTAAGTTTACTATTAAAAGTTTAAGTGAAATTAAAAAATCCATAGATGGCAATAATTATTTTGATTATAAGAGAGAAGAAGTGAAATATAAAATAGGTAAAATTTCTTGCCAAATAGATGAAAATAATATTTTATATAAAGGCTCAACTGGAACTGATTCTATGGAGTTGGGATTTGAAAATCCTTGGGTAACTGAAACTATATTAAATGATTTATATAATAAGTTAAATGGATTATCTTATTTAGGTTATTCTATGAAATGGCAAGGAGATTTATCCTTAGATCCTTACGATATTGTAACTGTAACAGATATAAAAAACGTTATAAGAAAGATACCTATATTAAGTCAAAAGATTAGTTATACTGGTGGACTTACTTCTGAAATAGGAGCAAAGGGAGAAAGTAAAAATAAAAATAATTTTTCAAGTTCTGGGAGTACTACAAACAAAGTTAATAGAGCTGTAATAGAACAAGCAATAATTAAAGAAGCATTAATAGAAAAAGCTAACATTAAAGATGTAGAAGCAGTATCTATTAGAACTCAAATATTAGAAGCTAAAACTGCGAAAATTGAAGAAGCTATAATTGATGTTGCTCATATATCAGATTTAAACGCAATTAATGCTAATATACAAAATTTAATAGCAAATGATGTGAAAATTAATAATGCATTAATAAATAAAGCAGATATAACAGAATTAAATGCAGTTGTTGGTAATATTAATATAATTAACTCTGAACTAGCAAATATAAAAACACTTGTAAATGGGAACTTATCAAGTGAAAATATTCAAGCTGGAGGAATAACAAGTGATAAGTTAACAATAGCAAATGGATTTATTACTAATGCCATGATAGCTAATTTAGATGTTTCTAAAATTAATGCTGGTAATATTTCTACTAATAAATTTAGAATAGTAAGTGATAATGGTGGAATTGAAATTGTAGGAGCTACTCAACAATTTAAAGATAAAAATAATAAAGTTAGAATTCAGATGGGACAAGATGCCAAGGGGAATTTTAACTTTATTTTGCGTGGAGAAGATGGTACTACAACACTTATAGACCATACTGGAATTAAGGAAAAGGCTATAGCTGATAATCTAATAAAAGGGAATATGGTTGCTACAGATGCTATAGGAGAAAAGCAAATAAACTATAGTTCTCTTATTACTGGTCTTAACAAAGATACTAATACAAAGTTAATTAAAGCTAGTAAAGTGGCAATAGATTTTGTAGGACAAAGCTTAGAAGTAGCTTTTAATTCTCTTAAAAATCAGGCTGATAATGCTAAGTTATTAATAGAAAATCATTCTACTACAATAGGAGTAATGCAAGGACAAATAAATACAGCTATTAATAATACTCAAATAGTTAAAGATGGGAAAACTATTTTACTTAAAGATGATTATAATAGAACTGTTTCTAAAGTTGATTCTATTAATAGTACAATAGGAACACATACAACAAAGATAAATGAATTAACAGGTAATATTACAAGTGTTGATACTAAAGTTAATAGTATTCAAAGAGATCTTGAAGGAACTAAGAGTACAGTTAGTAGTCATACTAATTTAATAGATGGATTAAACTCTAAAGTATCTACACAAGGATCAAGTATTGAGCAGTTAAAAAATCAAATAACATTAAAAGTTAACTCAACTGAATTAACTACTATGAAAAATGAGTTAATTGGTAAAATTGATTCTATTGAAATAGGTGGAAGAAATTTATTTCTTAAAAGTAATATAGACCAATATGGTTTAGGTAATTGGATAGGTAATGGTGGTGGGATTGGCAATGTAGAAGGAACTTTTATTGATGGTACAAAAACTATAAAAGTTACTGGATCTTCAGGTATTCAATATAATTCATTTATCAAATTAAAAAGAAATACAACTTATGTATATAGCATGATGATGAAGTCTAGTGGAAGTATGATAGTAAATAGTTCTAATCCACTACACATGTGGTTAAACACTTCTGAAACAGGTGGACATCATTTAGAAAAAGTTATTTCTGCAAGTGGAAAATTAGAAGCAAATAAATGGACAAAAGTTTGGGTTGTATTTGAAACACCAAATACACAAGATGTTTATTATATGAAGCCTTTTGTGTATGGTATTAATACTAATACTGTTTATATATCCAAGGTACAAATTGAAGAAGGAACTAAATGTACAGATTGGATACCAGCACCTGAAGATGTTGATTTAGCTATAGATAAAAAGGCTAATATAGTTGATGTATATAAGAAATCTGAAACTTACACTAAATCTGAAACTGATTCTGCTATTAAGGTTGCTAAAGATGAAATTAATCTTGGTGTGTCTAATAAATATGAAACTAAAACTAATGTTGAAAATAAACTTTCAAATGTTACAACAACATTAACAAATAAGATTGATGGAATTCAGGTTGGTGGAACTAATATTGCAACAGAAACTAATAAAGGAGTAACAGGTTGGGAATGGGGCTTACAAACAGGTGGAAAAACCATTACAGAAGTTACTGAAAATGGCATTAGATGTTGTAAGATGGTTAGAGATTCAGTTGCTTCAACTGGTTGGAGTTTTATTAAGTATAGTAGAATAGGGAGAAATAAGTATCTTCCTAATAGAAAATATACTGTTTCATTTGAAGTTAAAGCTTCTGTTGTAACATCCTTTTATGTAGGACTAAAAGAAGGGAATAGTAGTAATCCACTAACTGGAGATACTAAAACAGGAAATACTGTTGCAAATACATGGACAAAACTTAGTGCTACTATAACAACATTGTCAACATTGCCTTCAAGTATTTCACAAGTATTATATTTAAATGGTATGAATTCAGGAACAGGGGTTACTTATATATTTAGAAACCTTGTTATTACAGAAGGAACAAAAGCAACTTCTTGGTCACCAGCTACTGAAGATGTTCAAGCATCTATTGACCTAAAAGCTGAAAAAACAGATGTGTACAGTAAATCAGAAGTATATACTAAGTCACAAACTGATTCTGCAATCAATGTTGCTAAAGATTCTATTAATCTAGGAGTAAGCCAAACTTATGAAACTAAATCTAATGTAGAAACAAAGATAAGTTCTGCAAATACAACAACTTTAAATTCAGCAAAAAGTTATGCTGATACTAAAAAACAAGAAGCTATTTCAACAGCATCAACAGATGCAACAAATAAAGTTAATTCAGCTAAGAATGAATTAAATACAGCTATTAGTAAAAAAGCAAATTCTACTGATGTATACACTAAATCTGAAACTTACACAAAGGTTCAAACTGATTCAGCAATAAAAGTAGCTAAAGATGAAATCAACCTTGGTGTAAAGAACACTTATGAAACTAAGACTAATGTTGAAAATAAGATTTCAACTGCTGTAAACAATGTGCAAGTTGGTGGAAGAAATTTATTTCTTAAAAGTGATATAGACCAATATGGTTTAGGTAATTGGATAGGCAATGGTGGTGGAATTGGCAAGGTAGAAGGAACTTTTATTGATGGTACAAAAACTATAAAAGTTACTGGTTATTCAGGTATTCAATATAATTCATTTATCAAATTAAAAAGAAATACAACTTATGTGTATAGCATGATGATGAAGTCTAGTGGAAGTATGATAGTAAATAGTTCTAATCCACTACACATGTGGTTAAACACTTCTGAAACAGGTGGACAGCATTTAGAAAAAGTTATTTCTGCAAGCGGAAACTTAGAAGCAAATAAATGGACAAAAGTTTGGGTTGTATTTGAAACACCAAATACACAAGATGTTTATTATATGAAGCCTTTTGTGTATGGTATTAACACTAATACTGTTTATATATCCAAGGTACAAATTGAAGAAGGAACTAAATGTACAGATTGGACACCAGCACCTGAAGATATTGATTCAGTAATTGATTCAAAAGCAAATAAAACTGATGTGTATACCAAATCAGAAGTATACACAAAGGTTCAAACAGATTCAGCAATTAATGTTGCTAAAGATAGTATAAATTTATCTGTTTCAGGAACTTATGAAACTAAAACAAATGTTGAAAGTAAAATAAATACAGCTAAAGCTAATGCTATAAATAGTGCCAAAAGTTATACAGATGGACAAATAACAACTGTAAATAAAACTATAACTAATAAAGTATCAGAAATAAAAGCTACAACAGATAGTATTTCTCAAAAAGTAAGCACTACAGAATCAAAGATAACAACTATTAATAATAATATAAGTGGTTTAACAAATAGAGTTTCTACTGCTGAAAGCAAATTAACAGCAACTTCTCTTACTACTACAATAAGCAGTGCAATAAGTGGAGGAACTTCGTCTATAAGCACAACTCAATTTGTAATGGATAAGAATGGACTCACCATAAAAAATGGTGGATTAACAATTCAAAATAAAGCTGGAACAACTGTTTTAAACAGTGATACTAATGGGAATTTAATTTTTACTGGAACAGCAAAAAGTCAGTCTGGAGCTAGATGGGTTGGATTAGATTCTGGAGGAATTACCTTTCAGGATTCACAAAAGAATGAGCAGATGCTAAGAATAGCAATATCTTATTTTAATGAAAATAGAGATATAAATGGAGTTAATCTTTCTTTAGCCAAATATGGGGATTATATAAGAATTTCACATATTGACAAAGCTGATTTAACAACAGGATGGTCATCTAGCAATACTCAATATAATTTTATGGATTTTTGGAGTAGTGATCAAATTGTAGATGGTGTAGCTTATAAAAAAGGTATTAATGTATATGCACCTATGTATATAAATAAAAGGCTTAAACTATATTCTGGTACAAATTTCTTATCAGAAATAGATGGTGCAATATCTTGGAATAATGGAACTGGTACAATAAATAATTTATTAGGTATGTATGGAGATAATGGAGCTGTTCTTGGATATAAATCAGGGGAAAGTTTTAATGCAAGATTTCTAGTTTCTGAAGCTTCCCATCCAGGAACAGGGGACAATCTAATTAGTTGGGGTAATTATAATTTCAATGGATGGACTTTTCATAATGCTAATATAGTTGCTAAATCATTAAGTGTAAATGGAAGTAAGAACTGTTTGCAAGAAACTAAAAATTATGGTTCAAGGCTTATAAATGCTTATGAAACTGCTGAATATTACTTTGGAGATTTAGGTTTTGGAAGAATAAATGAAGATGGAGAATGTTATCTTGAAATAGATGATATATTTTTAGAATGTGTAAACACAAATTTAGCTTATCATGTTTTCACTCAAATATATAATGGGAAAATAACATCTATAGAAAGATATAGAACGTATTTCATAGTTAAAGGAGAACCAGGAACAAGTTTTAGTTGGGAATTAAAAGCAAAAAGGAAAGGATATGAAATTAATAGATTAGATCTGCCAGATATAGAAACACAAGGTGATGAAATTGACATATTTAGTTTTGAAAATGAAATAGAAACTGACGAAGAAGATTTAATGAAAGAATTAACATTTGAATTAGAAAATTTATTATTAAAGGAGCATGAAGAAGATGAGTAAAACTATAAAGATATTAACTGGATTTGCAGTAATAAAAGATAATGTAGGGAATAGAATAGCTTATACTACAAGAGAAGTAGATGAATTAGGAACTATAGTATCTAGTAATAATAAAGAGAGTTTTGTTGTGTTAGATAGTGAAACTAATAATTTAGTTTCAAGGTTAGAAGAAAAGATAAAAGAAAGAATAAAGTAAGTTTAATAAGAGAATAAGTCATTAAGTAGAACCTATTGTCAGGAGGTATCTTATTCTCTTACATAGGGTGAAATAGTTCACAATAATATCTTGTGAGAAAATATCAAATATATTCATAGAAAAAATTAGGAGCCTAAAGGTTCTTTTTTTATATTTAAAATTTCAAGTGATTGTAGAAAAGAGGAAGAAAAATGTTTGAAGAAGGTTTATTAAGTTTATTACCAACTGGAGTATTGGGGTTGTTCTTATTTTATTTACTATCTAAAGGAACAGACTTTGGAACAGGGTTATTAAAAACTTGGAAAAATAAAAATAGTTATAAAAGCAGAATAATGAGAGATGGAATTATAAGATGGATAGCTGAATTTATAGCATTAGTATTTGTTATGGGGCTAGATATTTTATTAGGATTAAATTTTTTAATAAGCTATGCAACATTAGGATTATTTATATATAAAGAAGCTGGTTCAATATGTGAGAATTTAGCAGAGTGTGGAGTTGAACTACCAAACATTATAAAAGATAAATTAGAAATATTTAATTCAGATAAAGAAGATCGTGAGTAATCATGATCTTTTAATTTTATAAAAATATATTAAGAAAGAAGGAATTAAAATGAAAATTGGAGTAAATGATGGACATACTTTAAGAGGTGCTGGAACTGGAGCAGTAGGAATTATAAAAGAAGGAGAGCATACTAGATTAGTTGGAGAAGAAGTAAGAAGATT